CTACGTCCGTGAGGCGTTAACAAGTGGGATGCTGAGATCGTAGACATCCATCATCGCTCCGTCCCTGTGACCGCTCGCCTCTTGCTTATCTGCCCTAGTACCTGCCGTGTCGGTGATGCCCCTACGCTTGAGGTCATGCAGGCCAAATCGCTGCTCGGCCGTAATGGTGCCATCCTCGATGGCCGAGGTGATGAATCGTTGCCATGCTGTGTCCAGGCTGGATTTGCGCAACGGGCCTCCATGGCTGGCCACAATGATGTAGCGTCTATCGGGTCGGATCGGCACGATCGTTGATTTGCTTGCCCATACTTTGGCCCGGTAAGCCTTTGCACCTTCCCAAGCGGCCCGCAGGCGTGGCGTCCAGCGCACGATATTGTCCCGGCTGCCTTTACGTCGGTTCGTCATGATCCCGTCGTCTAGTTCATGCGCATCGGTCAGGGTAATGGTTTCAATGCCACGCAAGCGGCATAGGTAACCGATCTCCATCACGTAGCTCAGGTACTCCGGACAGCCACCTTTCTCGTTCCTGGCCAGGCGGCCAAATGCCAGAGCTCGGTCGACCAGCGTTTCCATGACATGGTGCTCCGGTAAACGTCGCCGTTTGCGCTCAACAGGCGCTTCAATGCCTTGTGCCGGATTGCTGTCGAGGTAGCCCCGATTGCGACCCCACTGCAGCACCCGGCGCAGGTAGCGCAGGACATGCGCTGCCTTAGACGGCGTGCCCTCGTCCGCCAGGCGATCGACAATCCGCTGGATCAATGCCGCCGTGAATTTCTTCACCAGCAGATCCCCCAACGGTTTGCCCAGCCGGGTCGGTATGCCGAGCAAGACGTCTCGCGAATAGCAGTAGTCGCTGTGAGTCTTGAGGCTGAGTCGCTTGTAACGATCGCTCAGATGAAACTGCGCGCAGACGTAACGCAATGTGCCTTTATCGACGCCCGAGGTTTGCTCCATGATCTGGTGCAACTCGGCCAGGCTCACGTCAGCAGGTGCCACATTGCGTCGGCGCTGTTTGCCGGTCTCGTCGTAATGCAGCGTGTACCAGACGCCGGCGTTGCGATGATCAAAATAGATGGCCGCTGGAAGAGCGGCCTGGTCGATGTGCGGGGGGATGTGCGGATTGTGCTTCCGCCTACGCGCTTTCCTCATAGAATATCGGTGCCATAACTCTCTGAGGTTACAGGCTCTATGCCCGCAGCATGGTGGATGAGGTCCAACGTCGTCCACGGACCAGTGCGCCCCCGGAACATGCGGATCCCCTGAGTGATCAGCGAGCGTTCGACGTCGGAGCGGCGTTGGTAGCCGGTGATGCGCTGCAGGTCCTCAAAAGTGAGAACGTTGCTTGTTTGGGAGTTCATGATTGCTCTCTATCTCAAGCAGCAATAAGGGCAGTGTAACGTCCCGCCCTGATGCTCAAAGCCAGAACCTGACGGCTCAATTACTGGGGGAGGGGATGTCGAGAATGCTGACCAGAACACGCATGTCGTTGGCGCTCAGATCACCTTGGGTCGTGGCCTGTGTGGCCAGGCTTTCAAGGCGCCCGCGAGCGTGCGGAGTCTTGTGCACCTGGTAACTGATCAATGCTGCGCCGATCAGGGCGATAGTCAGCAGGTTTTGGGATGGTGTGCTAGCCTTTGGATCGCTGCTGCTTGGGTGTTCCGTCTTCATCACCGTACTCCTAGTAGTGGTTGGTACTGGGGAGCTGCAACTCCTCAGTACCGTTGTTTTGCTGACATCGTTGCCGTCAGTTTCTTATGGCTGCAGTCCTGCCCTGCGCACCAGGTGAATCACCAAGTCTTCCAGATCGACCAGATCTTCCGTCTCTGATTGCCATTCCAGCACCGCCTGGATCTGATCCCGGCTGCATTCCAGTACTAAAAGCTCCTGCTTTGTGGTGCTCCGAACTTCCAGAATCTCTACCAGGCCAGCAGTGCTGTATGCCTCGGCATGTACAAGTTGGTTTGCTTCGCCGATCCATTCGTGCAGTTCTTTCAAATGCTTGAGCTGCTTCGTAGCACCTTGGCAACCTTCGCCCGTGATTACTTGAATGTGCATGTGTGTTCCTCCTCGTGCTAGTGATCAAGCGGCCTGAAAAATCCAGCACCGCACGGTTTTCGGCTTATCGGCGGCGTCGATATCCCAGGACGAACACACGTTGCGGTTTGTCTCGATGAACTTCGGGCACTTGCTGGTTTTTAGGTGACGTTTGAGTTCGGCCAGATCCGGGACCTTCTGCCGCTTGTTCGCCGCAGCTTCGGCAAAGTCGTTCAGGTTCACCGCAATCAGCCCCTCATTACGAGAGTGGTTCAACGCACCAGCGTGGCTGTTCAGGTATTCGTAAAGCTCCCAGAACTCAACGACCATCGGGTGATCAGCGTTGATTGCCAGTTGTCGCTCTTTGGCCATGCTTTGAACCTCTGCATGAGCTGCGTCAACCTGGTGCTGCTGCAGTGGCACGACATGTACCAGGGCGTCGACCAGCGCATGCAACTGGGCGTGGTTCTTGGCAATACGCACGGTGCGGATCTCGGGCAACTGCAGCAGCCGCTGTTCATAGAGCGGCACACTCGCTTTCACGGTCTGCATCACTTGCGCTTCCCGGGTTGTTGCCATCAACAGAAAGCCACTCACCTTGTCGACTGGCATCTGCTCGAGCTCTTCCACCAGCAGTTTGGTTTTGGCTGTCTGACCGTCCTTTGTCATGCCGACGTGCGCTATTCGCTGCAGGATGGGCTCCGAGGCGTTCACAGCATGGTTTTGGGCGAACACAAAAGCACCGCGGAACGGCGGTTCCCGCGTGTCGTTGCCGTTGTTCTTGACCCCGGTCGACCGGACGCTACGGCCGTTGTAAGCGGTTTTCAGCTCGTCCCAGTCGTACTGCTTAGTCGCGCTGCCATCGGTCTTTTCCCTTTCGGATTCGATCAGCACGACCGGCAAGTTGCCGACCTGGGCGAAGTTACGGGCGCGGGCGACGGGCGTGCCCTTGGATGGGTCGAAGCCTTCGTAGTCGAGGCGACCAAGTAGCTTCCACAGAAACTCAATCAGCGTGGACTTACCCGCACCGGCTTCGCCGACCACCTCAAGAAACAGGTAACTCTTCTGATGTTGCCGGATCTGCTCCGCGAACAATGCCCCCAGCCAGTACGCCAGAACGACGATTCCTTTGGCCCCAAAGCACTGCCACAGAATGTCGAGCCAGCGCGTTGTGAACTTGTTTAGATCGGTATTGATGTTCAGCGTGACGGACTGACTGAGCGTTTTAATGCTCAGTTTCTCCATGTCGAAAAAGTCTTCCTCGTTCAGTTTGTAAACCTTGCCGTCGCGCACGGCCACGTCGCCGTAAACGTAGGCACCGTGTTCGCGGGTGTAGCCGGTGAAGTCGATTGTCTGCACGGTCTTGAGCGCGTTTGTCTGCTCCTCAATGAACGCGTCCAGTTGCTGCGTGGTGCCGGTGAACATCCCACCGGGTGCGATCCCGAGCAGTCGTTTCTTGAACTCGGCGGACGAGGCGATCTGCGAGCTGGTAAAGGTGTTCTTGATCGGCGCGGCGTCGTGGGCAAACGTGATCCGGAAGTAGTACCAGGACTCGTCGGTTAGCTTGTTCTCCTGGTAGTACAGCGCCTTGGGGTTGCAGGTGGCGATTCGCTGAATCGCGCCACATTGCTGCATTGCTTTGGCTCGACGTTGCTTGTCGTTCAGTAACTGATCGTCCTGATGCTCGCTGTCCTCAAGGTCTTGCATGGCCCGGTTGAATTTCTCCAGGTCGAGCTTGAACCAGTAGAGGCGATTACCAAATTCAAGGTGGAATTCGCTACGGCGCTTCCAGTCGAAAAGCACCAACGCTTTTTCCGTTGCGTTGTCGGCGATCAGCAGAGCACCGTAGTGCCTGGCAACGGTCAGGTCCTTCTGGGTCTGCTCAGTCCGCTTGTCATCCTCATCGATGGCCCACCAACGCTGGTGCAGATCGTTCCAGTCGACCTTGCGACCGTCACGCTGGGGGATCTGAGCTGCTTCGCAGACAAAGCCCAGCTCACGTGCCTGGCGTACCCAGCGCTTCGTGTACGCGTGTGCACCTGGCTCGTTATCCAATGCCCAAACCAGCTTCGGTAATTTGCCTTCACGGTCTTTGGCGAGGCGCTTCAATGACTCGTCTGGAAAAGCATTGGACGACATAGCGGATACTGCTGCCACGCCGTGATGCACCAGCGCGATGGCATCAAAGATTCCCTCGACAATCCAAAGCTCTTTGACTTCCAGCAGCTCGACACACGGGGGGCACCACCACACGCCTTTGTAGCTTTCGCCTGGTTTGAAGCGCGCCTTCATTTTCCCGAACCGGGCAGGGCGGTCAATCAACCGCTCCCAGTAGCCACCTTTCTCTAGTGCGAAACGCACTGTGGCGCTGCCAGCATCATGTTGTGACGAAAAGAAAGTGTCTTGGGTGAACCAGCCGGTAATCAGCGACATGTCGAAGCTGCGGGCAAATTCCATGTAGGCGCGAGCCGTTGCGGTAGGGGCGTTATCGGTCGCGGGTGCGCGCTTGCTCCAATCCTCAAACAGGTCGTCGTAAATCTCTTTGACGTGCAGCGTGTGACCACACTTCTCCTGCCGGCCGCAAATCAACTGCCACGGGCTGTCAAAGCGGGTGTAAAGCTCCTTTTTGTTGCACTTGGGGCAGGTGCCGCCGCGCATATAGTTGGTTGATTTGCGGAGCTTCAATCCGTAGTCGGACTGAATGCGCTGCAGAACGTCGTGGCGTAGATCGTCTCTCATGAATGCTTCACTGCTTTGAGGCTTTGGCTCAGGGCTGCCATAAGGCGTTTTTGCGCTGCCATAACAGGGACGTGGGCGAGAATTGCGCCATGGCGTTGGCCGTCCGCTACCAAGCGGTATTGGTCGTCGTACCAGTATTCATTGAGCCTCAGGCGGTACTGTTCACGCAGTGCTTCAAGCAGTGCTTGAGCCTCTGCCTGGGGCAATTGAGCGGTGACGATCACGGCGTTGGCCATCGTTAAACCTCGAATTTAGGCGCAGCTCACCCATACCCACTGGAGTGGGGCAGGCAATGTTTGGGGGTGTTTAAGTGGCGGGGGAGACGGGTTTGCCGTGGCCGGCAGCGATCAGGTGTTCATAGATCAGATGAACAGGTACAGACCAAGCGAGTCCTCGAATGGGATCACTGATCACTACTGTCATTTCTGCGCTTGCCTGAAGGTCTATACGCTGGCGACCGATGACTGCCAGAACGTTGCTGTAGGCCTGGTGCACCAGATGGTTTGCAAAAGACTCTTTGACTTCGAAGCTTTCGACCAGGTGATCGATCGTTCGACTAAGCAGTTGGCCCAGATCACCCAAATGCTCGCCCTGATGACGCTCGATAAATGCCTGAGCTGCAGCGCGGATTGTCTCTTGATAATCCATATCAGCTGATACGTGGTTCATTTTTCAGTCCCTGATTTAGCGCGGTACAGATCGATAGCTGCCAACACTTCCGCATGACGTGCAGCCATGTGCAGGTTGTGTGCATTGAGGATGTGCTCTGCCTCGGCCTCATTGATGCAGCCGTCTGCAAGTGCCTTGGAGATCTCCAGGTCGACACACCCACGCTTTGCCGCCGCTTGAATGGAAAGGGCATACATCTCGACGTTGTCCAGCGAATCAGGATCAGCCACCGGAACGAACAGGCCGCCGTACATCGAGGCCACATAGTTGGGTAGATGCTGGGTTCCGGCTTCCTGCTCCAACTGGAACAACTGAGCATCATTTAGCGGACGACTGTTGTTGTTCTCGTAGGCGTGGTTATCAAACTTCTTCAATGCCAAGCCGATACGAGCAGCTGCGCACTCACGTCCGCCTGGATAACTGCAGATGATCGCGCTGACTACTTCACGGCGTGTCTTTAGAACTGGACTTTTCATGTTCTGCTTTTCCCTGCTGCTACGTGTCATTACTGTTCAATCACGCCGTCTTTAATCCCCAAAAGGACGGCGGCCCGATGTGCCTCCCCTCGGCGACCTTTTCTACGACCGTTTAGAAGGTCGCTGACCAAATTCTTGTTCAAGCTATGAAGACGACTAAATTGAGCGATGCTCATCCCCTGACGATCAAGCGCAGCGCGGGCTTGCTCAGGCGTAACTGGCGCGTGCATAGTGCGTTCACTCCTGTTTGTTTGGGTTGTTTCGTGTTCAGCCGTGTTGATTATGCACGTTATTTTGGTCTTGTACAGAGAGATAGCTTGAAAAGTTGTGCATCGAATTCAGGGAATGAAAAGTCTTCGGGTGAACGCCTGCGGGAGGAGCGCGAGCGTTTAGCGCTCAGCCAAGAGGATCTGGCCGAGGCGGGTGGCGTGAATCGTAATACGCAAGGAAGCTACGAGCGGGGCGCTCGAAACCCCGACACAGCTTATCTCGCAGCTGTTGCCATTCTTGGCGTCGATACGGTTTACGTACTCACGGGGGTTAAGCAGGTTCAAGACCTCACGGCTGAAGAGGCTCAAATTGTTGAGCAGTACCGCCGAATCCCTGCGGGCGATCAGAAAGCGCTCCGGCGATTTTTGAAAGCAATGGCGGATGACGTTGAATAAATTCGTCAGTAGCCCGGACACTATCTTTCCTTTGTCCCATACAAAACATCAGCCGTAATCCGATAAAGCCTGCTCCTCAATGCATATCAAGGAGCTAAGGCATGTTGGATACAGCAGCTATGAGAAGCGAAATTTGCACTCTGATTGGGAGCCAGCGAGTTTCACTTTCCGACGCTGAGAATCAGCTGGTTGAGTATTTTCGCCAGATTACAGACCAAGAAAGAGGTCAGGTACTGCGCTTAATGGAAGCGTTGACTCTGCATCCAGAGACTGAGTAAGCCGAAGTCTTGCCGCTGGTCAGTGATCGGCGGCCTCGCTTTTAGGCGACGGCCTGTCTACCCAATTGCTCAAACAACTCTTTTTGTTTGTCAGGGGTCAGATCTCGTAACCGATCAAACAGCATCACGTCCAATTGCTGCCCGGACGGTCTAAGCGTGTGCGAAAACGTCAGGTTCGCCACCCATGTATGGCCGCAACTGGCATCCAAGCATTGGCAGTACAACTTCACATACGCCCGCGTCACTTCCTCCCGTGAGCTGATCCGTCCCTTGTGCCCGCATGTTGTGCAATAAATACGCATGTTCCCTCCCCAGGGCCATCCTATGGCTATTATTTTGCCATATCTGTAATGGCATTATCTGTGCTTTCGGTCATATCAAGCCGTTACAGATGTATCCGGCAGCGTTTTCCAGGCGAACCGCCTGTCCCCTCGCAAAGTCGCATTAGCCTGGTCAAACAGCTGACAGATCGGCCTGATCTCGTTGCTGGTGTAAACGCGATCGATCTTCTCGATGTCACCGAATCCGCCACTGTTCTCCGGGATGATTCCGGCCAGCGCCGGGTTCATGCGCCAGGCCGCGATCACGTCATTGCGCGTGATGTTCTTCACCTTCTCCAGTTCGTCCTTGGCCTGGAAGTCACCCACCGGGATGATCTGAATGGCTTTCTCGGAACCGCCTGGAATGTTGACGAACATCGATCGGAAGTTGCCCACGCCCTTGCTGGCCGTGATCTGGGCACGTAGCTCGTCTTCGTCCTCTTCGGTCAGGTTCGGGTCGTTGGTGTAGAAGATGTATCCCGCATGCGCGCCGTTGCTGTAGTAACGTCGGCGAAACAGTGTTGCTGCCTCGTTGAGCAGCAGTGCCTGCAGACCGCCCAGGTACTCAGGCACGCCGTAAATGTTCTGTTCGACGTCGTAGTTGAGGACGTGCTCGATCTCGTCCGCGTCGAACTCCGTCTCTCGCCCGTTCTGCTCCAACTGGATGAACCCACCGTCGACCTTGACCCGCATGTTGATGGCCGGCAGGTGTCGCAGCTCCAGAATCTGGCCCAGCAGGTTAGGCACCCGGTAGAAGTACGCTTCGCCAAACACCATGAAGTCCAGCGCAGCCCTACCTATTTCGGCCACTGACAGGCCGGCTGAAGGGATGAACTCACGCAGCAGCAGATTGCGTTTGAACCCTGGTATCGCGCCGTGGTGTGCGTTGGCCTTGAGCAGCTTGGCCAGCCCCCTGCGTGAGACTGGCGGCGTGAAGATGCGACCGTCGTCGCTGGCGAACACGCCCAGGTACTGCGCGATGTTGTCGGTCAGCACGGATTCCGGCGCGCCGAACGTGAACGCTCGCATGGGCCGTTGCGCCGGTTTTTCCTGCTGCAGGGTTTTGGGTTTTGCCATGGGAAGTTGATCCAGTGAGTGCGTAGCGACTGCGTCGCTTTTTGTCCGTGTTGAGGGGTTCGTACTGCAGGGCGTGCATGACCGCCCAGGCCACGTCCGCGTGACCTGTCGCGTCGGTTCGCGACGCGCTGTAGGTCACCTGGCCGCTGGCGGTTGTGCCGCGCTTGATTGTCAGGAAGGCCTGGGCGATATCGTTCCAGCCGGCGTCCCACTCGATGCGGCTGCCCTGGATGGTGTCCTGCGCCTTGAGCACCAATAGGTTCTTGGTTTCCAGGCTGTAGTGGATCGAGGTCGCACGCGGGTAGAAGTCGCGCACCAGGTCGAAGACGCCGTAGCCGATGCCGGTCGTGTCGATCCCGATGTGCTGAACGTTGAAGCGCTCGGTCAGCTTCTTGACCTGCTCGGCCTGGTACTTAAATGACTGACCACGCCAGCTGTGCTTCTCCAGAATCCGGAACTTGCCGCCGTTCTCCAGCGGCGGTGCGATGACCACGCACGTCGCGTCGTCGCGGGTCCGGCTCGGGTCGTAACCGATCCAGACCGGGCTGTTGCCATACGGGCGCGGATCGTCCGGGTCGAAGTCGGCCCACAGAGACAGGTCCGAATAGCAGCGCTCCAGATCTGCCAGGGAAAACGCGCTCTGACTGCTGTCGATGAATTTGCACATGAACAGCTGCTGGAACTTGTCGTCGTCGTACTCCAGCTGCAGCTGCTCGAGGTCGAACAGATCGCAGCCGCCGGCGATGGCGTCCAGGATGGTGATCACCTTGCGCCACTGACCGTCCGGACACAGCGCGCCGGCAGAGATCTGGTTATCGCTCGGCCATGGCTCCTTGGCGTTCTTCCGTTTGCTGTTGCGGAATTTCTCACCCTGCCAGAACGGGTACGCCTGATGCGATACGGCGCTGGGCGTAGAGAAGTAGGTTTTGCGCCACTTCTTATGGGTCGCCATGGCGCTGGCCACGGTGTTCAGTTTCTCGAAGTCGCGGATCCAGAAATATTCGTCGACGTACACATGGCCATGGTGACCCTGCGCGGTGCTGCTGTTGGTGCTGAGAAAGCGCAGCTCGGCCCAGGGCTTGCCGTCCTTGCTGAGTACGATGGGGTTGCCGGTCAGCTCCAGGCCAAACCACGCCTGGGCAAAGGCGATGATGTAGCTGCGGAAAATCTCGGACTGGGCGCGGCTGGCCGACAGGAACACCTGGTTATCGCCGGTCAGCACCGCGTCCATGAAGGCTTCGCCGGCGAAGTAGTAGGTCAGGCCCACCTGGCGGCTTTTGAGGATGTTCCGGATCCTGGCGGTCAGCGGGTTCTGTTTCGCGGCGAACAGCTCTTTCTGGTAGCCGTACATTTTGCTGATGAACTTGTCGAGAAAGTCCACTTCGCGCAGCTCGCTGACGTCGTTCTTGACCTTCTTTTCCCGCTTCTTGCCGTCGCGCTTGCCACGCTCCCGACGATCACCGCGTTGATCATCGCGGCGATGGCCATCGTTGTCCTGGTCATCACGGACTGGCGCAGCCACCTGCTTTACACATTGCTTAACCAGTCGTTCGCGAACGGTCGTCAACCGGTCCAGTTCGTCCAGCTCGCCCTTGGTCAGCGAGTCGGCTTTCTCCAGAAGCAAGGTGATACGCCGGCTGACGGCGGTCAGCGGTTCTTCATCCGTCAGCATGTCTTCCCAGCCACCAACGCGGATCCAGTGGTACACGATCCGGATGTTGGGCAGGTTCAACTGCGCCTGAATTTCCTTGGCCTTGTGACGGCGTAGAAACAGGCGTTTGGCGGCTTCTTTGACTTCGGTTGAGTAGTACATGGGCCGCAGTCTATGCGGCGAAAACGCGGAAAACGTGCAGTTAAAATCCGTGTTTCTCCTATAAATCAAATATAGGAGAAGCGCGAAAGTAAACCGTTTGTTGGAGGCGTTGCGGCTCCCTATCTTGGGGCCTCAACTTACCGATGAGCGCAGTTCTTCCCATGCCCCGTTCCCTTGTCAGCTTCTGGAAACGCGTCGCCACCAGCGGTCCTACCGTAGACGGTCGCGTCATCACGCCCCAGGAACTGCGCGACATCGCCGAGACGTACAGCACTACTACTTACACGGCCACCATCTGGTCCGAACATGACCGCTGGCCAGGCTCCTACGGCACTGTGTTTGCCGTGCGCCTGATCGAGGACGTCGAGGGTCTTGCCCCCGGCCAAGTCGCGCTGGAAGCGCAGTTGAAACCCAACCAAAAGCTGCTGTGGCTCAACGACCAAGGCGAAAAGCTCTTCACCAGCATCGAGATCATGCCCGACTTCGCTGGCACTGGCAGGGCGTACCTGACCGGCCTGGCCGTCACCGACGAGCCGGCGAGCCTGGGCACTCAAGAACTCTACTTTTCCCGCAAGACCGGCAAGCCCGTGCATTACGCGGCTGCCGTTCCGTTCGGGACGATCGGTGAAGACGAGCCGCAGGGCGAGGTGGCCAAGCTGTTCAGCATGTTCACCGGCCTGTTCAAGCGCTTTGGCATTGAAGAGGTGCCAGCCGAAACCACCCCGCAAACCCCTACCGAGAGCAAACCCCCAATGGATGAAGCTACAGCCAAAGCGCTGCAGGCCTTGATCGAACAGCAACTGATCGTCGCCGCCGGCATTCAGGCGCTGATCGACAGCTTCGCAGAAGCCCCACCGGAACCTGATCAGGCTCCGATCGATGACGTGCAGACGGCAGTCGATGGCATCGTGGCGACCGCCGAAGAAGAAAAGCAGTTGAGTCGTAAGGCTTCCAGCAACACTGCAGTTCTGGCCGGTCTGGCGAAACTTGACGCCAAATTCAGCGCGTTGCTGGACAAGCCGGAAGGCCGCCACCTGTCACGCACCACTGGTGCCGCTGACCCTAAACCGAAGCGGGTACTCTGACATGGCCCAGTCACTGAGCGCATACGGCGCGAAGATGTTCGCGGCCCTGCAGGTTTCCCTGGCTGAATCCTATGGCGTCGAGCTGGCCAGCAAGACGTTCAGCGTCGAGCCGTCGATTGCCCAGGAACTCAACGAGGCGATCACCCACAAGTCCGATTTCCTGCAGCGCATCAACGTCATCGGCGTGACCGAGATCAAGGGTCAAAAGGTATTCCTGGGCGTCTCTGGTCCGGTGACCGGTCGCACCAACACCAAGACCACCGATCGCGAAGCCAAGGACGCATCGGCGCTGGATGACAACCAGTACGAGCTGTATTCCACCGAATCTGACGTCAGCCTGCCTTACGCCAAGATCGACGCCTGGGCCAAGTTCCCGGACTTCCAACAGCGTTACTCCGCTGCCGTGCAGAAGCAGATCGCACTCGACCGTCTGATGATCGGTTTCCACGGTCTCAAAGCCGCGCCGCAGACCAACCTCACTGAATTCCCGATGCTGCAGGACGTGAACAAGGGCTGGTTGCAGATCGCTCGCGAGCAGATCCCGGAGCAGGTTCTCAAGGAAGGCAAGGTCGCTGGAAAGGTGACGCTGGGCGAAGGTGGTGACTATGCCAACCTCGACGCCCTGGTGCATGACACCAAGCAGATGGTCGACGAGCGCGTTCGTGATGGCGGCGACCTGATCGCAATCATCGGCAGTGACCTGCTGGCGGCTGACAAAGCCAAGCTGTACGCCAAACAAGGCGATCTGCCAACCGAGAAAGAACGCATCGAAGACGCTCAGGTCATCGCGACCTATGGCGGTCTGCCGAGCTTCAGCGTGCCGTTCTTCCCGGTCAACGCCGTGGTGGTCACCAGCTTCGACAACTTGTCGATCTACTTCCAGGATTCCAGCTGGCGCAAGCAAACCATCGATAACCCGAAGCGCTCCCGCGTCGAGGATTACAACAGCCGTAACGAAGGCTATGTGATCGAGCAGCTGGAAAAGTTCGCCATGACTGAAAACGTCGAATTGGTGAAAGCATGAGCCTGGCACTGGCGCACAAACGCCGCTTGATCGCAGAAGGCCCAGCGGCTGCGATCGCCGGTGCCCAGATGGCTTATTCGGCTGACACCGCGCTGTCCAGTCCTGCCAATGCACGCAAGCATTTGAAGCTGATGGAAGACGCCTTGGCCGGTGATCTGGAGCGCATCAGCGCGATCAATAGCCGCGAGCAGCGCCAGATGCTCAAGCGTGACGAGCTGCTGCCCAAGTACCTGGATTACGTACAGCGGTACCGCGATTCGGAATTGAATTTCCAGAACTCGGTGTTGGTGTACGTCCTGATTTGGCTGTTCGACACCGAGCAGTTCACCCAGGGCCTGGAGCTGGCCGACTTTGCCATATCCCAGGGCCAGGCGCTGCCTGAGCGCTTCAACCGCGACATTCCGACCTTTGTTGCAGACGAGGTGATCGACTGGGCCGAGGCGGAATTCAAGGCCAGGCGCAGCCCTGAGCCCTACGTTTCCAACCTGCTGCCCCGTGTGGATGGCGAATGGCAGCTGTATGAGCGCATCCCGGCGCGCTACCACAAGTTGCTGGGAATGATCGCGCTGCATCGCAAGGACTGGCCTGTCGCTATTCACCACTTCGAACGAGCCGAACAGCTCTACGAAAGCATCGGCGTAGGGACACGTCTGTCTGACTGCCGCAAGGCGCTGGCCAAGGCGCAAGCCAAAGAAAACGCCGGCAACGGCACCGAATAACCGACTACCCCCCCCCCGGCGAGAAACTGTGGATGTGAGCCAACCATTTATGGCCCTGACCCACTGAAACAGTTTTCCCGCCCCTATTTGAGCGGCCAGCAATGAGCTTTTCCGGGAAACCCACAACCTTTGTGGAACAAGCGATCGAGAACGACGGCTTTTGGCCTGATCTCTCTGTGACCGAGTTTCAGAAGGGTTACCGCCTGCCGGCGGAGTACTTGGTAGAGATGCTGGCCGCCGATCTCAACATGGCCATGGTCGAGGTCAATACCGACCTGGCCAAGTTAAAAGCGCGCTGGCAGGGCGCTGGCGTGTCCAACGTTGAATCCGCAGACACCACCATCCTGCCAGAGCGCACCTTTCAAGCGGCGACCTATAAGCGCGCCGTCTACAGCCGCGCCAAAGCCAGCCTGCTGACTCAGTTCGCCACGGTGAATCGCCGCGAAAGCGCCGAAAACGTGGGCAAGGAACTGCCAGAGCGATCCGAAACCTTCCTCGCTTTCAGCCAGGCCGCCGTGCGGTCGCTGCAGGGCCGTGGCCGCATCACGGCGGCGCTGCTGTGATCAAGCTCAAGGCGTTGACCGCCTACCTGCTCGAACGCCAATTGGTTGCCCCTGAGCAGCTCGACAGCTGGACCGACCAGGTGCAGGTGGAGCTGATCTGGAAACCTGACACCCAAGGCATGCACATGGGTGACATGAATTACGGCGCGACCATCTCGATCGAGCGGTTCGCGGATCACCCTGCACGCCTGTTTGCCCTGGTAGGCAGCTGGCTGGAAACCCACGACCAGGACCGCGACGGTCTGCCGAACGTGGTGTTCGATGTGGTCATGCTCGACAACGACCTGGCCGACGTCGACATCAAGCTGCAGTTCACCGAGGCGCAGTACCTGGCCGAGGATCCTGCCGGCGAGATCGAGGCCTTTGGCAATACCTGGTCGTTCGTGCCGTTCGAACTGTGGGTGGCTGAGAGCGGCGAGGTGACCGGTCATGGCCTTTGATCTGGACATTCGCGGCATGCTCGAAGCCCAGGACCTGCTGGCTTTGATGGAGCTTCCGACGCCCAAGCGCAGACGTCTGTTGAACAACGTGGCCAAGCGCGTGCGCAGTCTGAGCCGGCAGCGGATCCGCAACCAGCAGAACCTGAATGGAACCCCGTTTGCTGCCCGCAAGGACACGTCCAAGGGCAAGAAAAAGATGGAAACCGGCCTGGGCAAACTGCTCGATGTCACCCGCTTGACCGGCACCGAAGCCGAACTGGGCTGGCGTAACACGCTGACCCGCTGGGTTGCCTCGCAGCAGCACAACGGCGTGTCCGAACGACGCACCGCCGCGCAGATGCGCCAGTGGAACAAGGTTCCGCCGGGCACCGCCGCTACCGAAAAGCAGGCCAAGACCCTGCGCCGTCTGGGTTTCAAGACCCGTCAGGAAGGCAAAAAGACGCTGACTCGCCCATCCGTGGCGTGGATCCAGCAACACCTGAACTACGCCAGAGCGGGATTGCTGATCCGCGTGCTGGACGACGAACGAGCCGAATCCACCGGTGCGCAAAGCTGGAACATCCAGCTGCCTGCGCGTCAGTTCCTCGGTGCCAGCGACAGCGAAACCAGCCAACTGGTGAACCTGGTGCTGCAACAAATCCTTAATTCACCCCGCTAACGAGGCATCGCTTTATGGCACTCGGCAAAGTCAGCGTTAACAATCTCAACCTCGGCCAGGGTGCCGTGAGCGAGATCGAACGCTATTTCCTGTTCATCGGTCCCGCTGCCAAGAACGTCGGCAAGCTGGTCCCGTTGGACACCCAAAGTGATCTGGACGTCCAGCTGGGCGTTGCGGACAGCGACCTGAAAACCCAGATCCTGGCGGCGCGCAGCAACGGCGGCGATCGCTGGGCCTGCATCGCCGCTCCGATCGCAGGCGAAACCACCTGGCAACAGGCGCTTGAGAGCGCCACCCGCAGTTATTCCTTCGAAGCGGTGGTGATTGTCAATCCGGTGACCACTCAGGCCGAGCTGTCAGCGATGCACGTTGCAGCCAACGACCTGAGCAACAAGCTGGGCCGCCGCGTCTTCGTGATAGCCGCTACTGCCGGCGTTGCTCCGCAGTTGAGCTGGAGCGCTTACGTTGTCGAGCAGAAAGCCATCGTCGGCGGCCTGGCTGCGCCTCGTGTTCTGCCGGTACCGCAACTGCACGGCAATAACCTGGGCGTGCTGGCCGGTCGACTGGCCAATGCCGCCGTGAGCATTGCCGACACCCCGATGCGCGTTGCCACCGGCGCTGTCCTGGGCCTGGGCGCTGAACCCAAAGACATGGACGGCATCCCGCTGAGCACCGCGGTGCTTTCGCAGCTCGACGCAGCGCGCCTGTCTGTGCCGCAGACGTACCCGGACTATCCGGGCACCTACTGGGGCGACGGCAACATGCTGGACACCCCTGGCAGTGACTACCAGGTGATCGAGAACCTGCGTGTCGTGGACAAGGCAGCCCGCCGCGTGCGCGCTCTGCTGATCCGCTACGTGGGCGATCGGACCCTGAACAGCTCGGCCAACAGCATGGCGACCACCACGTCCAAGCTGATGGCCCCGCTGCGCGCGATGGCCAAGTCCACCAAATTCGCCGGCCAGGTGTTTCCAGGCGAGATCGAGCAGCCCAAGGACGGCGACATCGTACTGACCTGGACGAGCAAAACCTCTGTCGTGGCCTACCTCAAGCTGCGCCCCCTCAACTGCCCGAAAGACCTGACCGCGAACATCGCGCTGGACCTTTCCGTTACGGATTCGGAGTAACCCATGGCCGCAAAAATTGGCGGTAAGAACTTCGACGTGAACCTGGGCGATCTGCTCGTTCACGTCGAGGCCGGCACCATCGACATCACGGACAACAGCACCGTGGCCCAGACCAAGGGTGTGCCCAATGGTCACGTCGACGGCGATGTCGCTGCAGCCGGCGAACTGGAGCTGGATACCACCAACTTCAATCTGCTCATCGAGCAGGCCAAGACTGCCGGCAGTTTCCGCGAGCTGGAGCCGTTCGACATCGTGTTCTTCGCCAAGGCCGGCGAAGAGGAACTGCGCATCGAGGCGTTCGGCTGCAAGGTCCGCGTGTCCAGCCTGCTGAGCATCGATCCCAAAGGCGGCGCGAAGAACACCCACAAGGTGCCGTTCGACGTCACCAGTGCGGACTTCATCAAGATCAACGGCGTGCCGTACCTGGCTGCTGCTGAGATCGAGGGCCTGACGTAATGGTCTGCCCGTTCGATCGTGCGCAGGCTCTGGAGCAGCGTCAACGCGACCAGGCCATTGCGGCCCAGTTGGCCAAGCCGCGAGCGAGCGGGCCGAGCCTCACCCATTGCCAGGACTGCGACAAGGAGATCCCACCAGCGCGCCAGGCGTTAGGCGGCATGACCCGTTGCGTGCCTTGCCAAACCCTGGCCGAAAAAGGACTTCGCTGATGAGCACGAATCAAGCTGCTCAGGACACCGCCATTGCGTTGGTGAAGGCGTCGCCCGCTATTGGCGTCGCCGCCACCGGTGCGACCGGTGCCGTTGACTGGTCCGCCGTGGCCTACATGCTGACTGCGTTTTACATGGTGCTGCAGATCCAGCTGCTGATCCCCAAGTACCGCCAGATGCTGCGGGACTGGAGGGTCAAGCCATGAGCCTGCGGGTCAAGATCACCGCCGGCGTGCTGCTGCTCTGCAGCGCCACGTTGACCGCCTTCCTGGGCACTTGGGAAGGCAACGGCCAGAACGTGGTGTACGCCGACAAGCTGGCCAGTGGTTTGCCCACGGTCTGCAAGGGCATCACCAGGCACACCAGCCCGGATCCAGTGGTGGTCGGTGAATATTGGTCGGATGCGCGCTGCGCCGAGGTGGAAGGCCTGGTCATCGCCAAGGGGCAGTTGAGCCTGGCCGACTGCCTGACCAACCAGGCGATCGGGCAGAACACGTTCGACGCCTTGAGCAGCCATGGCCACAACTTCGGCGTGCCGACGACGTGCGCGAGCCGTGCGGTGGGCCTTATCAATGCGGGCCGCATTGCCGAGGGCGGCAAAGCGCTGGCCTGGGCTTCCGACGGTATGACGCCGGTGTGGGCCTATGTGACCGGTGCTGATGGCCGTAAGACTTTCGTTCGTGGCCTGCACAACCGCCGGCTCGCAGAAATGAGGCTGTGCCTGCAATGACCATCAGCCCGCTGCGTCTTGCCCTGTTTTTGCTGGTGGTCGGTCTGCTGACCTGGTTCGCTTTCGAGTACCAGGGCAACCAGCTCGTCGTTGCCCGCGCTGAGCTGGTCGACGCCACTGCAGATCTGCACACCGAGCGAGAGGCGGCGCGCCTGGTCCGCGATCAGCTGGCAGCGCGGGACCAACTCGATACCCATCACACCGAGGAACTGAACCGTGCCCGCGCTCAAATCAACACTCTGCAGCTTGCTGTTGCTGATGGCCGTTACCGGCTGCGCATCAAAGCTTTCTGCCCCGCAATGCCCGGTACCGCCAGCGCCGCCGGCCTGGCTGATGCAGGCAGCGCCGAACTCGCAGCAGACGCTCGATCGGATTATTTCACCCTCAGAGACGAGCTTGCCCTAAGCCGGCAAATGATCCTCGGCCTGCAGGACTACATCCGCCAGGTCGTGCAACGCACGCCGGCACAACCCTGACCCTTTACAACTCAACCTTACGGAAACACCGACATGAGCGAAGTAAACCGCAGCATCACCCTGGAACGTGGCGACAAGGAATTCACGTTCAACCTGACACCGCAGGTGATCACCAAGTACTTCAATGCCACGACCCAGGCCAACAAGGTCGCGCCTGCCCACAACCTGCTGATGGGCACCGTCAAGGACGAAGACAAGGCCGCACTGAAGGCGCTGCTGGAAAACCCGATCACCACCATGACCCTGGCCGGCGCGTTGCTTGAAGAGTATTCGCCGGACGTTGAAGTGATCGTAAAAAAGCCCTCGAACATGCCGAAGGCCTGACCCAGGACGGGCTGGGCCAGTTGCTGGCCCTGACCCAACGCTGGCTGCCTGGCGCTGAGCCCACGATTGAAAGCATGGGCACCGCCAAGTGGCTTGAAGACGAACACTGGAGACGCATGGAAATTGCCGTCGCCAACGGCATTTCCACTGCCTTTAACGGATAACCCTGATGGCTGACCGTTCCGCCCGCCTGGCTTTCATCCTGAAACTGACCGACAAGGTCAGTGCCCCGTTGGGCAAGGTGAAAACCAGCTTTAGTGACCTTGCCGCCAAGAGCCAGCAGAACATCATTCAGATGGGTGCAGGCCTGGCTGGCATGGTAGGGGCGGGCAAGGCCATCACCGAATCGCTTGAACCAGCGCTGGAAGTGAACCGGGCACTGGGTGACATGCGCGCCCTGGGCACGACCGAAGACGCGCTGGCCTCCTTGAACCGGACTGCCCTCGAATTCTCGATCACCTATGCCTCCAGCGCCGCCGAATTCGTGACGTCGTCACGCGTCATCGATGGCGCGATCAAGGGCCTGGTCGGTGGCCAACTGGCGACCATCACCAGTGCCAGCAACCTGTTGGCCAAGGTCACTAAATCCGACGCCGAAACGACCGGCGCGTACCTGGGCACCATGTACAACCTGTTCAAGTCCCAGGCAGACAAGATGGGCCGGGTGCAATGGGCCGAGCAACTGACCGGCCAGACCGCGCTGGCGGTGAAGCTGTTCCGCACCGATGGTGCCCAGTTGAAAGACGCCTTCAAGGAAGTCGGGGCGATCGCCACCCAGGCCGGCGTCAGCTTTGCCGAACAGATGGCTGTGGTCGGTACCCTGTCCAGCACCATGGAAGGCGGCGACGCCGGCGGGCGCTACAAGGCTTTTTTCGAAAACCTCAGCGCGGCTGCCGAGAAAACCGGCCTGAGCTTCACGGACGCCTCGGGTAACGCACTGCCCATGCTGCAGATCATGGACAAGCTGCAGGGCAAGTACGGCGACCTGACCAGCGCGGCTGCCGGCACCAAGCTGATGGAAGTGTTCGGCGGTGAAGGTGCCCAGGTGATCGGCGCGCTGGCCAAGGATACCGATCGCCTGCGCAACGGCATTGCCGAACTGGGCAAGGTTCGGGGCCTGGAGAACGCCGAGAAGATGGCCAAGGCCATGGTCGACCCATGGCAGCAGTTCGGCAAAGCCGTCGAAGCGCTGCGCATCGCCTTCGGCCAGTCCCTGATCCCGACGCTGACGCCGCTGATGGACCGTCTGGTGGGCATTGCCAAGACCTTGACCCGCTGGACGCAGCTGTTCCCGAACATCACCCGCATCATCGGTATCACTACGCTGGTGGTCTTTGGCTTCATCGCCGCCATGTCGCTGCTGACCCTGGTAGTTGGGGTCAGCAAGATGGTCTGGCTGGGCATGCTTACCGTCTGGAAGCTGCTCACCTGGCAAGGCTTCAAATCGATCGCCATGTTCCTGTTCCACACGGTCATGGTTGCGGCTTTCGTGGTCGGCCTGATCGGGCTGTACACCTGGATGGCGATCGTGCGCGTCGGCATGTTGCTGTGGCAGGGCGCGATCTGGCTGGTCAACGCCGCCATGCTGGCCAACCCGGTGCTGCTGATCGTGGCCGGCATTGTCTTGCTGGCGGCTGCCGTGGTTGCGGCGGTCGTGTACTGGGACGATCTGTGCACCGCGCTGATGAACACCACTGCGTTCCAGTGGATCAGCGATCAGATGGCCAAACTGTCCAGCTGGTTCGACTCGATGGGCGGCTGGTCAGGCATCGCCAAAACGGCCTGGGACAGCATCCTGTCCACGGTCAAGGGCGCAATCAATGGCCTGATCGAGATGGCCAACAAGATCCCCGGCATCAACATCGAGACCACGTTTGGCGATCTGCCCGAGCCACCGAAGGTGCCCGATCTGCCTGGTCAGGTCGGCGCACCTGTACCGGGTCCACAACTGCCGGCAGTGGTGACCACACCGCCGGCGGGCACCGTACCGGGGGCCAAAGTCGCCTCGGCAGCTCCCGTTCCAGCAAGCCAGCCACCTAAGCCCTTGGCTCTGGTACCGACAGCGGTCGCTCGATCTGCGCCGGCCCAAGGTGCTGCAGCGAGAGTCCAGGTGAAACCTGCACCGCCTATCAGCCTGCCGCAACCCAACGTGCTGCCCTTCAAACCGCTGCAGATGCCTGCTCCGCAGATCAGCCAGGCCGACCCGATCATGCTGCCGCCGGCGTCGGCTGACCTGGCGTTTTCGATGCCGGCCAAAACGGCACTGCCAGAGCGCGTCGAGAAGGTCATCGAGCTGCCCGCCAAATCCGACAAAGGCGTCGAAGCCCGCAAGGCGATCAACGCCAATACGTCGATCAGCCCCACCAAACCGCAGGCCGTCCCCAAAGGAGGACTGATGCAAAGCTTCCAGAACCAGAGCAACGCCATGAACCCCAACCAGCGCCCCGGCACCCACGTCGAGACAGTGAACATCAATACCTCCAAGCCGATGACCCCGCTGGAGCTGGAAAACATGATGGCCATGGCGGTGGGCGGCTGATGAGTGAATACGTTGATCTGTTGATCATGAACAACGACCTGGTACTCGATCCGGCCCGCCAGCCCCTGCTGGTGGATGACCGCGCCTCGATCGCCCAGGACATCGCGCACCTGATCCGCGAAAGCGGCCTGCTAATCACCCTGGTGGCCGAGCGCGACCGGCTGCGTCAGCGTGACTGCATTCAGCAGATGGAGCTGCTCGTCGAGGATGACGACCGCCTGGTACCAGGCACTGCGCAGATCGAGCAGACCCAGCCGGGTGTGTACCTGGTGACCGCCACGACCGTGAAGTTCGGCCAGGTGGAGATCACCCTATGACCGTCGACTTCAAAAAGGCGCTGGGTGACTCCGGCATTCCGACCACTGAGGCGCAGCTCAAACAGGCCTGGGAAAAGCTGGCCGTTGAGCAGGGCAGCACGCTGACCAACACCAGCGCGTACAGCCCGTTCTGGCGGATCATCACGGCGCTGGTCACCAAGCCGGTGCTGTGGTTGCTGGAGTTCGTCAGCGGCACGGTGCTGCCGAATTTCTTCGTCAAGACTGCCGGCGCGCAGTGGCTGGACATGCTGGCCTGGGCGGTGAACATCGAGCGCAAGGCCGCGACGGTGGCCGTTGGTGAACTGCTCTTTACCCGCGCCAATACCGGTGGCGAGCTGGAAGTGCCGATCGGCACTGTCGTTCAGTCACCGACCCTCAATGGTCATATCTATCAGTTGGTGACCACCGAACCGCGCAGCTTTGAAGAGGGCCAGAGTCAGCTGGTGGTACCGGTCAAGGCCGTGGGAGCCGGCAGCGGCTACAACCTGGCACCGGGTTATTACGCCGTGCTACCTCAATCGGTACCGGGCGTTGTCCAGGTAGTGAATAACACCGACTGGCTGCAGACGCCTGGCGCGGATTCCGAGCATGACGACCAGTTGCGCCTGCGCGTGCGCAACCAGTTTTCGGCGGTCAACCAATGGCACACCGACGCGGTGTACCGGGCGATCATCACCGGGTTTCCTGGGGTTGCTGCTGACGGCGTGTACTTTGAACACGGCGCGCCGCGTGGACCAGGCAGTGCCAATGCCTTCGTGCTGTTCGACGCCGGCGTGCCCGCCGATACTTTCCTTGAGCAGATCAACACGCATATCCGCGACGGCGGCAACCATGGCCACGGCGACGATCTGCTGGCCATGGCCATGCCTGAAACCCTGCACGCGATCAGCGTCAACGTCTGGCCGGTGGCCAACCTCACCGTGCTGCAGCTGCAGACGCTGCAGGCCGAGATCGGGTTGTTCATCCGCGCTGCGTTCCGTGAAAGCACCCAGAGCGACTACGCACCGACTCGTACATTCCCTCAGTCGCGTTTCAGTTTCAGCCGTCTTACCGAAGAGCTACACGTTCAGTTTCCGGATATCAGTTCGTTGCGGTTCGCCAACAGCGACATCGTCTCGGCCTTGGACATCCCGCGCATCAGCACCCTGGCGGTGGTCCTGCAATGATCAAGCTCAAGCTGCCGTTCTGGCTGGAAGGGCTGGAGCTGACCAAGCTGGTGGCCACCGCCCAGCTTTGGTGGGAACAGGCCACCGAATGGCTGCGCTGGCCGTACCTGCAGTTCGACGCCGACACCTTCCACCTGTCGATTCTGGAGCTGTGGGCTTGGCAGCGTGACGTCACGCGGTTTCCCGCCGAACCGGAAAGCCTGTTCCGGTTGCGGGTCAAGTACGCCTTTATCAACTCCGTGGACGCCGGCAGCACTGCCGGTTTGAAACGCATCCTGGAGCGCCTCGGCGTGGGTTATGTCGAGATCCAGGAACGCATGCCCGAGCGCGACTGGGACGTCGTGTTGCTCACCCTGAGCGATTCCCAACTGTCTGAGAACCCCGACCTGTTGCGTGTGCTGATCCGTCAGTACGGACGCACCTGCCGCCGGTATGACTTCGTAACCATCACCCCGGTGCGGCTTGCTGTTGCCCTGGTGGATTTCAATGACGATCAGCAAACGCTGGTCGCCAGCCTTTAGGAGCCCTCATGGCTGCAAGTATCACCCTCGCCGGCGAAAAACTGATCGCCCAGAAACAAGCGGCCAACCTGCCGCTGACCGTGGCCCGCTTCGTGCTGGCCAACGTGCCAGGCCTCAATGTGAGCGGCCCGGTCAATCGCGCCGGCGTGAAGCCGCCAGCGGCCCAGATCGTCTACACCGCAAACATCACCCAGCAGGGTTACGTGAACCCTAACCAGGTGGTGTACAGCCTGCTGATGGGCACCGATATCGGTGACTTCGACTGGAACTGGATCGGCATGGAGACCAGCGACGACGTGCTGCTGTCGGTCGCCTACGTGCCTGTGCAACAGAAGCGCAAGAACATCCTGCCCGATCAGATCGGCAACAACGTCACGCGCAACTTCCTGTTGGTGTTCGACGGTGCCCAGCAGCTGACTGGCATCAAGATCGACGCCAGTACCTGGCAGTTCGATTACACCGCGCGAATGAAAGGCATCGATGAGCGTGAGCGCATCAGCAACCGGGACATGTTCGGGCGCGCATGCTTTTTCGGCGCAGGCCTGCAGCTGCAGAAGGTGGGCAATGCCTACCAGCTCAATCCGGGCGTGGCGTATGTCGAAGGCGTTCGTCTGCAGCTCGATGCTGTGTTGCCTGTGACCGTGCCGGCAGTGCCGACCAAAGCGTGGCTGGATGTGGTGCTGCAGCGCGAGCTGAGCGACGTCGTGGCCTCGTTCAAAGTGGTGTTCGGCCAGGAAGCGAAGGTCGACTACACCGACAGCGCCTCGGCCAGGCACTACCTGGTGCCGTTGGCCGACATCACCGGTACCAGCAACCTGGTCGACCTGCGCCCGATCGAGGCGATCGACAGTGAGTTGGTGAAGCACTTCGCTGCTCGGGTTGGGGACTATCCAGATCTGCGCGCCCGTGCCACGACCAAGGAAGACGTGGACTTGGGCAACCTGCCCAACGCGATCAGCGACGATCCAAACAGCAACAGCAGTGCCGTGCTGGCCACCACCAGAATGGTCAATGCTGTGCGCACGGCAATCAACCAAGCGATCGCGTCAATTGTTGACGGCTCGACCACCGTCGGTAGGGCCGTGCGTCTTGTTACGCCGCGAGCCTTTCGATTCAACGGTGCAGCCAGCGGCATCGGGACCTATGACGGCGCGAGTGATACCAATATCACCCTGACGCTGGCCGATAGCGGTGTAGCGGCAGGTACGTACACAAAAGTAGCCGTCAACCTGAAAGGCCTAGTCACCAGCGGCAGTAACCCGACAACTTTGGCCGGCTACGGCATCACCGATGCGTACAGCAAGGATGACGCGAACAAAAGTTTCGTGAAGCAAGGCGGTGGGCCTGACCAGAAGGGCAATCAGATCAACATCGGCTGGACCGGCGCGACGCTCAAAGCGAGCGTCGACGGCAACGATCTGGGCAGGATCTGGACGGAAACCTCATTCAACCCCAATGACAAGGCCAACAAGGCTAATACGCTGGCCGGCTACGGTATCGCCGATGCCTACACCACCACTCAGGTCAACGACCTGGTGGGCAGACGGGTACTGGCCGACTCCATTGTTCACGCCGGTTTTGCCAGCAACAACACTGACTATCCGTATTTCCGTCGCATCTCTGATGACAAGGTCTATTACCTGCAGCCGCAGATTGGCTTCACGCCATTGCAGCAGGGTGGCGGTGTCGGCCATAAGACCAACAAGGTGTACATCGGTTGGTCGGACGTCGGTCTGAGGTTGACCGTCGACACCACAGATATCGGGCGGATCTGGACTGAGCAGTCATTCAACCCCAGCGACAAGGCCAACAAGTCCAATTCGATCGCCGGCTACGGCATCACTGACTGTTACACCGTCACGCAGGTCAACTCTCTGGTGAACCAGCGCATCGCAGGGGATGCGGTCCAGACCGCCGGTTTCGCCAGTGACAACCCGGAGTTCCCCTATTTCCGTCGTAGCTCTACCGGCGGCATTCATTATCTGCAGAACCGCTTGGGTTTTACGCCCGTGCAACAGGGTGGCGGTGCCAACCAATCCAGCAACCAACTGCGTATTGGGTGGGGAACCAACGGCGCGGGTATTCGTGCGCAAGTGGATGCTACTGACCTCGGCCTGCTGTGGGGCGAGCAGAATTTCTATCGCCCTGACAACAATAACTTTCTTGCCGTTCAAGGGCCCGCCACTTCAGTCCAACTGCCGCCAGGGGGGACCTGGTGTTATTCGCTCATGCACTACGGGCCTAACGGTAACGGCATCACCGGACGCAGTGGCCAAGCCCCTGGAGGAACACTCATCCAATTCAGCGGTGGGTATACGGTTTATGGCTTCGCCTGGAGGTACGCAGCATGACAGACGCCCTACTTGAAACCGCTGAAGAGGTCCGGCCTCCTATGTTAGCGGCTCCTGAAGAACCGGTGACGTTGGGCGTGTCCTTCTCCGATGTGGCCACTAAAAACGATGGCTCGTTCGTGATAACCGTTGCTGGCAACCGTTGTCACGTGACCCAGGACTACAACCCGCTGCTTTACCAGGCTGTTGTCGACTATCTGGACGCCGGTGGACAAGCTGTCGAGTACGCCGAGGACATCGTTGTCCAGGCCGATCCGGCATTGCTGGCCAAGCTCTGGGTGGAGCTGCGTTTGAAGGTGTCGGATAACCTGGTATCGCAGTACCGCGATGCTCGCGATCTGAGCGGCGAGCTGCCGATCACACCCGAGCAGTTCACCCAGTTGCTAACCTGGCGGCAGGCGGTTCGTGAATGGCCGCAGGTGGCTGGCTACCCGAAGGAGACCACACAGCCAGTTACTCCGGACTGGATTGAAGCGGTCGTGCTCAATGGCGAATGAATGGGCACCGATCAAACTGCAATGGCCGGTGCAGGCCACGCAGTGGATGGATCAGATGGCGGACGCTCGTGACCTAATCCAGAGCGAAATGGTCATTACCGGCCAGCGCGTATCGATGCTGGCCGATATCGCCACCACCAGTCCTGGTCTGATCGCAGGGGCCGCGAAGTCCGCCATCAGCGCCGGACGTGATGCGCTGGTCGCGCAGTTCGAGAACATTCCGTCGTGCATTGTGGTGACGCCGTTTCAGCACGGTGTAGGGCAGGGCAGCGGTGGTCACCAACGCTTCCTGTCTGCGCCCAACCTGCTGCAGCTGCTGGCCGACAAGCTGACTGACACCACCGACGCAGTCCGTCCGCAAGGCCAGCAGAGCGCCCTGGTACTGATATTCCTCGCCACGCGCCTGGACCAGCTCGCCGCGACGCTGGGGCGGTTCAACGTGGTGTTGCCTATGCCTGACCTGGTGCGCGCCGAGCGCCGTGCCGAACACCTGGCCAAGCTGGAAGTGGAAAAATGGATCATGCCGATCGCCGGGCAAATGCCGCTCTGGAGCCAGTTGCCGCTGCAGCGCTGCCCGATCACCAAGCTGGCCAGCCAGTCCATGGCCGGACAACTGGCGGTACTCGAAGGCTATGCCGCCGACAGCTCGCCCATGGCGGACCTTGCAGATCTGCAGGCGCGAAAGAAGGCGCAGGTACAAGAGCGCGAGCAGCAGCTGGCCGATCTGAAAGCCCAGTTCACCAACAGTGCCGACGACGTATCGATACAGTCCAGGATGCTGGGACCGGGTGATCTGGGCCAGCTGCGCCGCGAACTGCTCGAAGGCGAAGCACCTGGCCATGAATGGCCGCTGTGTGCCGGCGCGCTGCTGGTGGGATCTGCGGAGAGCCTGAGCTTTGTCCAGGAACTGGTGGGCCTATGACGCTGCTACTCAATGGCGAGCAGATCGTCGGCCACCGCATGAAGCTGACGGCCAACCTCAAGATCGAGGCCGACGAGCTGGGCGGCCAGACATCGGCTACCGACAAATCGCACAAGGGGTTCAAACCCAAGACGCTGACCGTCGCGCTGACAATCCCCTACAAGGCCCTTGAGGACCTGCGCACTATCATGCGCCTGGCCGAGGCGACTGCAGGCGGTGGCCAGCTCCAGACCTACCGCATCGTGAACGACACGGCCAAGGCCTTTGGCATCCGGCAGGTGACGTTCTCTGACGGGGTCAGCGCCCGCGAGGACGACACACTGGCCCAATGGATCGTCCAGTTCACCCTGAGCGAGAAGCTATCCAACCCGGAGAAGGTCGAGAACCGGCGCGCCGGCAACGGCGTCACGTCACAGTCAGCACCAGGTGATGGTGTTGCGGGCAGCGGATCGGGCACGCCCGAAGAGCTGACAGGCTTTGAGGCAGTGCTCAAGAAGGTGGACACCTACCTGGGCGGCACACCATGAGCATGAAGCTGCACAAGGTGCTCTCGATCGACGGCACGGTGATGCCGCTGGTCAACGACGATGTCCGCCTGGACCTCAAGAGTCCGGGCCGCGCTACGTTCACAATCAAGGCCGGCGTTACCGTCAAAGGTTTGGTCACGTTCGATATCGGCTACAACGAAGCGGTCCTGCAGCGTCATTTCATTGGCTACGTCGAACGCTGCACCGCCACCAATGGCATCGAGCAGGTGGTGCTTTGCCGCGAGTTAGCCGCGGTGCTGGCCAACCCGTTGCCCATGAACCTCCGCCATGTGGATCTACGCGCTGTACTGGCCGATATCGGCGACAAGACCGGGTTGCGCTTTCGGGTACCGGATCAGGCGTATACACGCACCAAGACGCCGTTCTTCTACAACCTAGCCGCTGGTTACCAGGCACTGGACAGCATGGCGCGGGTGTTCGGCATCAAGGATTTTATCTGGCAGCAACAGGGCGACGGCGAGATCTACGTCGGTGCTTGGGCTGACAGTTTCTTCGGCGCTCGGTCGCCGTTGCAGTTGCCGGTGAACCTTTTCGACGGTTACCAGGGCAGTCAGAGCGCAATGATCGCGGCCTTACCAGGACTGCGACCGGGCGTATCAATTAACCAGGGCGAGCGGATCACGAACGTGACGCTGGCCGGCACACAGATGGCTATCAAATGGACGATGCAATCAAGCGCAGCGTAGAGCGGCAATTCCCTGAACTCACTGGCGGCTATCACTTGCCGCGCTTCGCCAAGGTGGTGGCCGTGGCGGATGCTCCGGCCAGTGCTGGGCTGTGTGACGACTTCCGCCCGCGCTTCTCGGTCGACCTGCAGGTGATGGGGCCAGATGGCGAGATAGACACGACGTTGCCGGTGCTGGCCGGCGTGCCGCTGCCTATGCCGGTGGGTGGCGATGAGATGGGATTCTTTGCCTTTCCGGAGGAGGGCACCAGCGTGGTGGTGTGCTTTGCCTATGGCCTGCCGCACAAGCCCTACATCCAGACGATCCTGCCGCATGGCCTGACATTGCCGAAGGTGCCCAAGGGTGACCAGGTGTGGCAGCACAGTGACGCTGTGCAGCAGCGAGTCGACGCGGACGGTAACTGGCTGCGCAAGACTGACGGCAAGATCCAGGATCTGGCGATCGAGCGAGAGGTCGACGCCATGACCAACGCCGAGCGCTTCCAGAGCCATACCAGGACGGTGGATGACCATTCGACCGAGTCAGTGGGGGGCGTAAAAAAGATCGAGGCCTTGGGAGCGCTCAAGCTGCTGTCAGGCGGATCTGCAAGTCTGGCGGCAGTGGACGACCTGCACCAGGCAACCGGTCGTGACCTAAACCTGGTGGTCGGCCAGAAGCACAACGCCACAGTGGGTGGCGATATGCACGAACGGATTCAGGGCTTACGGTCAAGTGTCTCAGGCATAAGCCAAAGTCTTATCGCAGGCAAAAGTTGGCTAGGCTCCAGCGAGGTAAACGTCCTACATGTGCTGCAGGACCTCATCAATCTTGTAGAACAAATGAATATTGAACTGTCCCAGCATGTGCACGCATCAAGTCCACCACCAAAAAATATGAGTTTTTTCTCGTCCGCGTCGTTAACAGCCGCATTTATGAGATCTAAGTTAATCGACATCACCCTTTGAGGTCTTTGATTTGGACTATATTTGTTGTGCTGGCGGCCGAGATTGTGCTTCGATACGGCAGCTATGACCCACTGGCTATTCACTGAGGAAAGGAAGCCTATGAAGCCTTTTAAAGCGAAGTACACAGAGTTTTTGTTTTATCTTGTTAAAAAATTCCCTTTTTTGTTTTCGAGAAGTCTTCAGTTTTTTAGCAAAAGCTATCGTGAGACAGAAAGCTCGGCTACAGCTAAACCTTGGGATCATGAAGAAGAGATTGAGTCAGCAAGCCTGTTTTCAGACGGCATGGTATGGAAAGGAATGACTTTAGTTGCTGCGGTTAATAGGAGTGATCTAAAGAAGATCCATAGCTGGATGATGCGTCAAAGGCGGTCTGCAGGTAATTACAGCGAATTGCATAGTGAAGCTATAACTAGTAAGGATTTAACTAGTAATGGCTATAATAATCTCGGTTCTATATCGTTCGGAGCGGCAGACTCTTTTTCTGTGGGGAGTGTTGATCTGATCAGCAAGCTACCTAAATGCTGTTACGTCACAACAATCAGTTTGAAGAGAGGGGTGACCTACCTGTCTCTCTATGTTGCACTGAACGATTTGGCAAGTAAGAAGGTTTTCAATGTTGATGTTAGGGGTGTTAGGGGATATAGGTATCTGGGATCATTAAATCCCTTTTCTCCTCGGTTCAAAGTATTGCATCGCCGTTATCGCAAAGGCGCTATTGACGATTTGATTTTTAATAATGCGAAAAGTGTAGTGTTGGAAGTTAATCAGGCTATATCAACTGTGATGAAAATATGGGGAGTGAAAAAGAAAATTTCTGAATTTTCCAGCGTGGCGGACTTTTGCCGCGATGGTACGGACTCATATTTTTACAAGAATTTTAAAGCTGGTTCTAAAGCCGCAGCTGAGATGAGTGGGAGTAAGCATTCAGCAGCCATTGAGAGGTGGAGGGGTAATGTTTTTTGTTCAGAGATAAGTGACGATAGCTCCGAGGATTTTTTAGAGGGTCATGTAGCCCAAATGCTTGGCGTAAGTGGCGTCTTTATAAAAAGTGAGGACGGCGCAGCAGCTGATGCGTTTGATCGATACTTATACAGTATGCATTCAGCTATAGATTACTACGCCTACTTCATGTACGTGCACGAAGTAAACATGCAGTTTAAAGAATGCATGAATTTAGTAAGCCCTATTTTTCTAAGTTACACGAAAAGCTTTAGGAAGAATCTCAGTATTTTGATTGAGGCGGCATTGGCTATCAATTTGCTGCATGAGAGGCTGGAAGCTTTGCATGCAGGCATTCGGTTTGCCGATTCAAAATATCATTTCATTATTCAGCGCAGGATTTTAGTGCTCCAAGGCGAAGTTGAGGACTTGAGGCTAGATATTAATAAAAGGAAAGACTTGAATAATGGAGAGCTTCAGCTTTCTAATTTGGTGTGGACAAAATGGTATTCGATATTGGTAGGGGTTCTAATCTCGGTTCAGATTGCGCTAGCACTGATTGTAGTTGATTGGACTGAGGCTGGGAGGGAGAAGAATCCGATTTATCTGAACCTATTTAAAGCTCCAGAAAAATGAATATATATTTGACCTAAGTCGATCTGGTATATTTAGACCGGTTGATAGCGCTGGGTATCTTTTCATAGATGTCTACACCACCATGACTGCGCATAAGCGCAGCCGTCGACGTATTCAATTCCACTCAAAACGAAACCGTTCTGAGCCATAGTTGCTAACGTAACGTCCAGCAGCTCCGGAAGCCGCCTCTCTTCCTTCAGACCTACGTCGATCCATGCAACAGTTGAATATCTGCCTAAATATTCGGAGCGAGTAGACCGTACTATCACGTTGCCTTGTATAGCTTCGTGACGGTCCCGTTCTCTTCGTTCCAACGCTACTCCCTTCCGCCTCATTGGCATAACCAAGACTTGCATTAGGACACGCTGTTCGACGTGAGGAGGTCTATCTGCGCCTCGATTGCATAGGCCAGAGCGCCGTCCGCTAGCTCTAGCATGTCGCTATATTCTTCAGGGCTTACGATCTGCGAGGTGTGAAGTGCCCAGGCCTCTTGGATTAACACCTTATGATGAATCCCGGGACAGGCGAGCAATGCCATGCTGTCGTCGAGCAGTGCAGTCCACGCAGCCATTTCTGGATTTTTCTCTGCGATTAGCGTAGCCATGAATGTCTCTCCTCCAAAAATAACTGTATGTGCATACAGTATATCGACGAGCTCTCACTTAACCATCGCTGTCCGATGAAATGACTGCTTCGTCTATCCAGCTGGTCGTGTGCAGAAAGCTTCTCAAGAATAAAAAACCCGAATGAAAAGCACTTATCCCCCTCCCGCCGACGGGCTCCGCGTCCGTTTTTTGTGCAAACCCAGATGCGATGAAAGCAATACTCCAGCCCAAGCCAGCCGTGGGGTTGCGTAGGGGAGCTGCAATTGCACAACGTGCAAGCTTGTGCAGGAAAATGTCAGCGCCTTGCACAGCGAGCGACAGGGCGGTGCAGGCGGGGGCAATCCTCGGAAGCCCGGCCTGGTTGGGCGAAAAATTGGAAAACCGAGGAATGGGGTGGTTTTCCAAATCGACACCGGTCTCAAAGCTGCGCACCAGGGCATCGGCGGCCAAAACAGATCCAACCTCTACAACTCAAGCAGACCGGGCGCTGTAGCCGCATTCAGGGGCCTTTGGAGATTGCACACGATTGCACGCGCTGGTGACGATCTACAGGCCTTCATGCCTTGCAGTCAGATTTTCGAAAAAGGGCGTTTTAAATGAGATTGAATCTCAGGTATGGGAGGGTGTTTTCAAAAAGAGCGATATTAGCTATATGACCCACGAACCTAGGCTGGAGGCCACGGTTTTACTGGGCTGCGCGTATTACATCGAAAGGTAATATGAAGCGATATGAAAGGTAATATTTTCCTGAAACCCCCGGATTCATTGGGTTTTAGGAAATGAAAATATAGCTTTAGTAAAAGGTAATATTATCGCCTTTGTATCGCTTCAATATTACCTTTGCCCGGAAACGCTGAAAGCCACGGTCTGCAAGGGCTGCAGCCATTTTTCCCGAGCCGTATTACTAATATTACCTTTTTTCTGACCCCCCTCAGATTTTGAGCGGGGCACCCTGTACCGAGCGGTTGGCCAGGATCTCGCGCTACTGCTCATGAGCGTCTGTAGCTGCGGTTGGAGCTCGACGTGGAGCACGTAAGACAGGCCTGATCGGTGGCCTTGTTACGTGGCTTATTACGTCTGGGGAAAAAAACAAGGGCCTGCATTGCTGCAAGCCCTTGATTTATATGGTGCCGGCACCAGGAGTCGAACCCGGGACCTACTGATTACAAGTCAGTTGCTCTACCAACTGAGCTATACCGGCGTAATGGGCTGCGAGTATATAGAGTCTGGTGCGCTTGTAAAGCCTAGCTGTCTGATTCAGTTGAAAAAAATCGACCATTGGCGCTTCAGGTCGGATGTGGGCGGGCGGTGGTGCAGGACGTTTCCTTTGGTTTCGACTGATTGGTCTGTGTGGCAGGGCGGATGGCGTTGAATTCGGGCGTTGATTTTGCCTTTGGCACGCAGAGCTTGTGCCTGACAGAACGCTGGATTTTTAACCTGGTCGCGCAAACCAATGCGTCCAGGGTTGATGGCGATTTGGCGTATGAACAGGCACCCATCCGACCCCGCCATTTTTGAGCAGTTGCGGGGCAGGAGGGCTTTGCATAGGCTTGTTCTCAACGGCCCAGGCTACTGAGTCAGCAGCACGGGTCGTTGGCTTTTCAGCCAGGCAGATAAAGGACTATCTGATGAGTGATGCAATGGATCGTAACCAGGTTTGGGGTGTTGTTTGCCGCAGGCTGGTCATTCGCTGAGGAGTTGTTGAAGGATATTTGCAGGTGCGTATGGCCTGTTGGGTCTTGCGCAAGGTGGGGCTGAGGATGGCTGTCTGAATCGCATGAATGTGCGTCTGGACGCTCACGAAGGCTTCATCGATGTTTCAAGAAATGCCCGGATCCTCTGGATTCGGGCATTTTCCTGTGCGCTGGTTGCTGTTGCGTCGGATTTGCACTGGAGCTACCGGCTTTTTGGCCGATACAGCTGTATCGAAAATGGCAGTCGGCCATGGACAGCAAGTGCAATGCAGAGAACGCCTACGCATTACGAGCTGCTGAGTGTCGCTCGCGATGCCTCTCCTGAGCAGATCAAGAAGGCTTATCGCAAGCTGGCGCAGAAGCTGCACCCTGACAGGAATCCAGATCCTTACGCCTCGGAGATGATGGGCGTCGTCAACGCGTCTCACGATGTGCTGGCTGACCCTTCGCGGCGTGCGGCTTATGATGCGCAGCTCGCTACCAACGAGCACAAGGCGCGTATGGACGCTGCGCGCCGCAAGCAGGCACATGCCGCGCGTGGGCAGGCGGTGCATGTGTATGCGGCCACTTCTGCAGCCACTGCTGCTGCGCCGTCTCAGGCGGCTCGTGCGGGGCCGGCGCCCAAGTCTTCGTCCCATACTTCTGCATCCCCTTCCCGTGACAAGCGCCGTCGCAGTGCATGGCGTTGGGCGCTGTTGTTTGTGGTGTTCTGCGCGGGTGGCGCATGGATGGGCTACGACCCGGGTGCAGGCAAGTCGTTTGTGCCGTCCGAGCCTGCGCCGGTTGCGCAGACGTGGGTCAAGCCCGCGCCTGTCACGCCGGTCGAGGAACCTGTAGCGAGTCCGGCTAAGCCGGTGGATGCGGCGGCGTCCGAATGTGGCGTGCCGGCGCTTGATCCGATGGGCGCGCCGTGGCCGGACAAGGCGGGCTATGTGAAGGACATGCCGGTGCTCAAGGACAACGGCTGGTCGCAGATCACTGTGGATAACTCGGCGGGCGAGTCGGCGGTGTATGCCAAGGTCACGGATGCGGTGGGGCGCAGGGCGTTTCGGCATGCGTTTGTGCCGGCCGGGGCGGTGTTTGTGTTCGCCAAGATGGACCCGGGGCTGTACCTGCTCAAGTACAAGATGATGAGCACGGGCTGTGCTTTTGCGTCGGGCAGGATTTTGCTGGAGGAGACGCCGATGGGCAGTCAGATCAAGTCCAGTGCCTACAAGCTGACGTTGCGCAAGCTGCAGAACCGCAGTGTGCCGTTTGCGCGGCTGAAGGATGATCAGTTTTAGTAGTGAGTCATGACAGGAATGCGGCGCTGCGTATTCAGTCTTCGCGAGCAAGCTCGCTCCCACGGGTTCTGCGCACGTGGGTTGAGATCATGTTTTGCAACGCTTTCAGGCCGGTTTTTGCAGGCACCGTCTCTTTCTTTTGAAGGACATTTCCGAGAGAATCCCCGACCGCTTGCGCCCCTCCGTCTGGGCTTCTAATCTCCGCCCCGTCGCTGCCCATCAGCGATCGGGTTTAGTCGCCCGGATTTGAGTTAAGGCGTATCGCGTCGCTGTTTTGTTCAGGTCTTCTTCCTGCACTCTATGGCGGCTGTGCGTGAGGGCACCTTCGGGTGCGCCGGTCTTAGCTCCCGGTCGACTAACCTTCGCACAGCTGCCACCTCACTCGTTTAGTCGCGACCCAGTGGCAGTTCCATTGAGGAGAGAGCTAAGCATGGTCAAAGTAACCCCCGATCCGCCCAACAAACCGTCCAGCGCCGCACCGGTCTTCGACAAGGCTGTGGTCAAGCGCGCCATGGAGTGTTACCTGCCAATCTCCCGACCGGCCAAGGAACCCCACGACAGCAAGTTCGACTTCATCAGCCTGGAAGCCACCCTGGTGCACGCGCTGGATTTTCTGCGCTGCGCATCGGCCACCGCTCACGAACTCGGCGATGAGCTGACCGGTTCGCAACGCGATCTGGCGTTCGCTTCCATGCACATGCTGGAAATGGCCAAGGTGATGGTCGAGCGCTCGCTGGAGTGTGTCGAAGAGGTCTGA